CACCCCCTATAAGGTTTTACTGATTAGCTTGACCGATACCAAATCGTAACGGATCGATGCCTGTAACACCCCAGAATGCCGTCATGCGGTACTGGTTAGACAAGTCGCCAATTACGCCCTCATTAGCCAAGATAAACTGAATACCTGAATCGCTATTCACATTCATCATGCCAACACCGGAAAGGTCCGAAACGCTCAAGTTTCCGCCGTTAAGCTGGACACTATCGTTTTTCCAAAAAACATTCACCGGAGCATCAGCAGTATTAACAAACGTTAAGGCTGTTGCATCGGGAATAGGCCCGGTTACGTTTCCATACTCTTTTTCAATATCACTAGCGCCAGTCACATCAATTGCCGCCGGGAATATCTTCAAAGTTGTACCGTTAATAACTTCATTGATAGTAAATGTTTGAAGCTCGCCTGTATTTTGCTTTGTTACAAGATGAACTTCATTGACACCAGCTACCGTGAATCTATCACCCGCTTTCATGCTTGCTGTTGTGGTTACTGTCAAATTCATTGACCTATTATCAACGTTAGAAACATTTCCTGTGGTTGGATTGGTAGTGTTAGCCGCTGGGACTAAGCTCTGATCTCCGCCCGCTGTACTAGCCGCGCCCGCTGCTGCTGTTAGAATCGGATTAGACCCAACCCTAAAAACATCAAAGTTAGCCGCATCACTTACTTTAGATCGTTCGTAAGCTGTCAAAACCTTATTACCCATTGTTTGACGGTCTGCAATGTTCCCGGAAACCGTGCCGTGATCTTTAAGATTTAAGAAAAGACTTTGCATGTCACGATCAGGTATACCTCTTCTTAAAAAAGTATTTTCATAAGCGGCAACATCGTTATAAGTAGCTAGAGCGCCTGATTGACCAACATAAGCGCCGCCTTCAAACATAGCTAAATTAACTAATTGCTGATTAATCTTAGAGCTAATTGCCGCGCCCGCGCTGCGTATTTTTTGAGTTAATGCCGCTGGGTCGTTTAAATCTTGAGCGTCAACAGTAAAAGGAACGTTTTCGATAGTATCAATTTCAACCGGGATAGCTAGTTGAGTTATTGCCTTGCCCATCGAACCCGTAATATCCAAGCCCGGTACAGTTGTGCTAATTTGAGGGACATTCTGCCATGTGCGGTACGCTGTACGCTGCTGCTGTTGAGCGCTAGAAGATTTAACTTTTACGTTTTTCGAGAGAATATTATCATCCTCGAAATCTTCTACCATGTTATTAAATTCTACTACTACTTCTTTTGGAAAGTTTGTTTGTGCCATTGGAATCACCTATTGATTAAAGTGCGCCAGCATCCCTCAGTGCTTTTTTAGCAAGCTTAAGCTCTTCTAGGCTCCCACCATTTTGAGCTTTTTTTAAAGCGGAATCATACCGTTTTTGTAATGCTGCTGTAGATGCACTTGGCGGTTTTCCACCCTGTACAACTTCTTCGGGTTCTGGTCGCGTTTGTTTTTTAAAACTACCTGCTTCAGCGGATAGTCGGCCTATTTCTACCGTTGCTTGCATTGGGTTCATTCCTGCTAGAGATTTTGCTCTATTAGAATCTTGACCGAGCATATAAATTATTTGATCCGAATTGCCGGTATTTTCAATGATACCTTGCGCTAATTCTGGCCCTATCTGCTCGATTGCCCTTTGCTCAGCTTCGTTATAATCAGCTAAACCGGATTTTTGCGCTCTATCATAATGATTATTTATAGCTGCATCGATCTGATTGTTTTGCTGGCTAGCGTTCTGATTAGATACAAATTCATTTAACTTATTATTTACCAATTCAAGATTTTCATTTCGGTAAAAATTATTTAAAGCGACTTGAAACTGCTCAGCATCATTATCAAACTGTGCCATAGTCGGCATCGTTTGATTTTGTGTTTTAGCCTGCTTTAGTCTCTCGTTCTCCGCTTGCAAGTTGGCAAGTTCAACCGTCATTTGGGCGTTTTCATTTCCCAATAAATCAGATTCATTTTTTAACTTGTCTCTTTGCTCGCTTATTCGCTTTTCTGCAAAATGTTTATTTCTACTAATCTTCCGCTCGATAACTAACGGCTTCTCTTCTAAAGTGGACGAATCTTCGATTTCTTCTGTCCCGGTTGCAGCTTGATCTTCAATAGATTTTGCTTCGTTTTCTGACATTTTAAAACTCTCCTATTAATAGGGTTATCCCGCTACGGGGCTTATTGCTCTCCAATTGAGGCGCATTGCTATATAATTGTGACAATGCGCTCTCGTGGGTATTGTTAATATATATCTAATTATTAAGTAAATCAAACTAAAAACCGTTGATTGCTGTTTGTATCACTTTTTGTCGATTATCAATCTGCTTACCTATCGTGTCTATGTTTTTATTATTGATAGTTGCGTTAGCTTCTTGAGCATCAATTTGTGTATCCATTCTGTCTGTCTGCGCTCTAAAAGAATCAATTTGTTGTTTTTGTTGATTGTTTAATGCTGTTAATTGATCGGCTTGAGCTTTTCTTTGAACCTCCGCCGCCGCTGCATCCGCCTTGCCTTGCTCGGCTACAGCAAGCAACATTTCGGCGCTCGGCTGGTCTGGCTGGTTCTTACTTTCTATAAATGATTTATCTTCGTCGGTTTCTGCTTCAACTAATCCCTGCAACATCATTTGTTGCTTGTTAAATCGTTTTATAGCGTCTAGTCCCGATCCCTCCATATTCTCGACGATAGTAGAGTAAATCAAGGGGATATACGGCGAATTTGCATCAGTGAATTGCAATAGTTGGTTTAAAGTATCAACTGTCTCCCTTCTCTGATTCGCATAGCTCGCCCCGGTATCAACTACCACGTCCAATTTCATATTTTTAACATCATTGATACGAATCATTTTATCAACTTTGGGATGCAAAACATATTCCATCAGCAAAGCGTCTTTTTCTGTCCCATCCTCATTTACTAATTTTACAAACCTTTTATTATCGTAGATTTCACTAGCCATGCCTCGATATATCTTGCCTACGCTCTTTATGCACAAAGAAATATTATCCATCAAAATCGCAGTTTGCATATCCGACCGCTTCACCATTGCATTAATTGCTTTGCCGCTCGCGTCCGGGTCAATTGTGTCTTGTGGTGCGCCGCCGCTTATGCTTGTAATAAACTGATTAGCAACGTCTAATACCACGCTGGTATTAGGGTCTACTTGTCGCGGTTGCGTGTATTGAATAGGTCCAAGAGGTATAGGCTTGCCTTGATCATCCACGCTGTTAAGTAAAGCGTAAGATTGTTTGCCTAAATGCTGTTGGTCCCAACTTGCGCCATGTCCCGATATTTGTTCGGGCGTAAAAATAGGCATTGTCGGCGGGCTAGTTGCTGAATTCTCGGCTAAATTAGAAACAGCCATATCCATAAGCCGCTGCATGTCCATCATTTTATCAACAAGCCCGTAATAGTATTCCTGACCATCGACATATGATCTATAGCCGTAAAGCGGCGCAACGGGGATAATATCACCAGCGATTCTCTTAGGCTTACTAATAAATCCGCCGCCGTACAATATTGATTTATCTACAGTTTTTCGCTTGATTCTGCGCTCGCCTGTTTTTTTGAAACCAGCATCGGCAAGACCTTCTACAGCGTCTTTAAGATCATCTTTAAAAATAACCCTTTTCTCACCCGTCAATTTATTAGTGTAGCTAAACGCCAATGCTTTTTTTAACTTAACTTTGTAATACTCAGCAACATAAATTAATTTTGTATTGTTCAAATTAAAAATATTTCTATCGGTCGGCTGAAAAAATGACTCCGGGTCGATTTCCGGGTATGCCTCATTAAAAGCATCTTCGGTAAAACTGACAAGGATAGCACACCAAGCCGCATCAGATTTATCCTGAGCTTTTGCTTGAGGGTCCCAAACCACTGTATTATAAGAGTTATAAACCGGCTCAAAAATTATTTTTTGGTCTGTATTTTCTGGGTCATCGTCGATCACATAATCAGTTTTTAGCCTAATCGCACCCACGCCGCCCTTAGACATTTCATTAACTGCATTGTCCATGCTTTGATCGCCGTTTGCATCGCGCCAATCTTTGCGAAATAGCCCGTTAAGTAGCTCCGCGTCTTTTACACTGGTTTTTTCGTCGCTCGGTCGATATTTAACAGCAAATCGGTTTGTTCGCCATTCTGAATTAAACAAGTTTACTGATTGTGACGTTTTGTCAATTTGCATTTTGGGCCGGTTCGCGTATATATCGCCTGTCCAGTCGTCCCATTGAGCGCCAGAAACGTCCACAAAGCGTATCGCCTCGTTTGATTTATCACGCTGAAATTCCGTTAAACTCCACCCTGTACTAACGTCGTCGAGTATTTTTACAAATTTATCTTGATCGCTTGCGTTCATTTCAGCCATAGTTTATTTGCCTGTTTGAATATTCAATATTAACCTGCTTTCTCGCCGGAGGCGGGCTAATCATTGCCATCATCATAGCATCGGCCATGTTCGGCGATTTTATTTCAAGTTTGAGCATTTCAGGCTTACTCATTATCTGAATGAGGCCGTTTCCGTTTTCTTTTTTGGGGATTCGGCATATCTCTGAACGTATCTCGTTTAACCTTTTAATATTAGATGATAGGCTAATCATGGTATCAGGGTCAACATATTCCCCTTTTTCTACCGCTCTATATGTGTTATAGAACCGATCTCTAAGAAGCCAATAATGTTGTGCGCGGAGGTTTTTAAAAGTCTGTTTATTTGTTTTAGAATTATTTTCGGTATCCGACTCGTTAGGTAGATAGTATTTATCTGGATTATCAGGCGATTCACCGCCGCCGAATGCTCTTTGAACAATGTTCTTACATTCCAAAGCTCTTGTAATTTGCTGCTTAAGTCCTGCGCCAACGCCAACGCTATCCCAAGTAAACATATCTGCCCCGGCTGCTATCGCTTTATTCAAAGCCCAGCGGCAACCATCATTAACATCGCCGTCATCTTTCTTATCAATATCAAGAAAAACTGACCCATGCCTCAAAGCATATCCTTTTGCATCTTTGCCTTTATCGCTAGGGTCGTGAGCGGCTATCATCTGTCCAACCGGTTCAAAGCCGCCAAAATCTCTCAAGTGAGCATCAATTGAAGCATCAAACCACTCTTGCTTTATAATCGAATTTTCAACACCGTCATAGTAGCTACCGCCCCAAATATTACGATATTCCTCTGGGCTTCTATGCTCTAAATCATCCAGTCTTTCTTGCTCTAATTCCGGCGGGAACCACGGATTATCAGTATAATTAAGCTCAACAACCATAATTAAATCGTCTTCATATCGACCTTTTTTGATCAGCTCAGATTCGGCCCTAGCTAGATATTTTTTGGCTATAGCATCATCCTTTGAACCTCGATTCATAGTGACCCATATTTCGGGGGGTGATTCTCCCGCCGCATTCTCAGCCGCGCTTGAACGTATTGAAGGCGTTAAAACCTTTAGGCTTTTTTCGCTAACTGATTCACCCTCTTCTATCCAAAGCTTATTAACTCCAGAAAGCGACTTCAAGCTTGTTATATTTCTAGCCAAACCCTTATAAAAAATAGTTCCGCCGCTATGGGTATTTATTTTATTAGATAAAACCTCGAAGCCATTAAGCTCTAATCTTTCAATTTCTTGCTCTAAGCCATCATGAACCGATTCGTCGATAGAATTTTGAAACTCCCGAGTACAACATACCCGCTCACCCATATCAGCGCACATCAGCATAACATCGCTAACGCCAATCGATTTTGCAGAACCGCGACCGCCTACCGCTATTTTAATGCGTTTCGGCTTTGATAATAGCCACGCTATGCCCTCAACTAGCCTTAAATCAACTTTAGCCATCTTTATCAGTAGTTACCGGGTGAATGTGCCAGTCGTTTTTGATAGGCTTACCACCGCTCGTTAAGTCCTTTTTCTCAGGAGCATGGCCGCCTATTACTCGGTGGACCTCGTTTACAAGTCCCTTAATCGCGTTGTAATCTACTTTATCTTCGGTTCTAGCTTCGTTAATTAGTTCGATTAAAACGTTTGTAGTCCAAACAGTGTCAACCTGCGCGCGTTCTTTTAGCTCTGCTTTAAGCATAAAGTAAGCTTCGCTTATGTTAGCATTAGTTAGCAGCCTACTAGCGCCAACCTTTGCCGCTTCAGTGCTAGATTCTGGGTAAACGTCAAGATAGGCATTTGTTTGATTCATGCCTTTGTGGACTAAATTAATTAAAAATTTTTGATGCTCTATTTTTAAAGAGTCGAATATATCTCGGTTTATCTCTTCACTATGAAGGCTTGGCATGTCTTTCTCTCATCTAATGATGGTTTGTTTATTTTATCATGTTTTTATCAATTAATTCTAAGTTTTTTATTTTCATTCCTCAAGTTTTCTATAACTTGTTTGTAATCTGCAAGCTCTAGCTCAAATATTTCAATTTTTTTACTTAAAGAGTTAATAATTTTGAGCGAATTCGCATTTATCCAAATTAATTTGCGCCCGCATCGGCATAACTCTTTCTCTGAGACATTAGAAGCATCGACTTCGCCGCATTTAGCGCAATTCCATTGTCCTGTCATTCTAATAACTCCTTATCTGTTAAGCCTTAGTTTCTACATCAAAGCATAGCTTCATAAATCGGCTTGCCGCGTCATTGCCAATTCTATGTGCGTCATCGCTGGTTAGTGCCTCTGTATAATCAGCATGTATCGCATCTGCACACATCATAGCTATGTTACAGTGCCAGCTATGGGCATAGCTTCCTTGCTCGCTTGGGTTATCGTCAATCATTGCCTGTTTAATTAATTCAAATGCTTTTTCTACTTCAACACTCATCATCATTCACCCCTGCTGTTTAAAGTGGTTATAGCTTATAAAAGCTCATACTCTGTAACCACGTGTTTTGGCCTTAGCTTCAACTCCTTACCCTCAAACACTCTAAAAACAATGTTTGCACATTCATCATAAACGCCCTCGTCAAACTTCTTTTTGAAATTCAGAACCTCTTGTGAAGTCCTGAACTCGTTAACAGTATAGACAGGGCTTTCACTACAATCATAGTTATCGGCATTTACATAGCCGCTATATACATAAAACATACGAGCGTTCATTCATTCACCTCTGCTGTTTTTATCAAGAGCATCAAGAGCATCAAGAGCAGTATCAAGAGCATCACGAGCAGCACGAGCAGCACGAGCTTCACGAGCATAGCGAGCAGCACGAGCATCATCTACCCAGCTTTCATTCTGTACGTGAAGAGCACGAGCATCAAGAGCATCATGAAGAGCAGTATCAAGAGCCTCGCTAGCAGCACGAACATCGATAATAATTTTATTTATATCTATTTCCATAATCATTCACCTCTGCTGTTTAAATCATCGGTTATATCTAAAATAACCAGACTTTCTAACGATTTAGGTAAAAGCTTTAACTTGCTTCCACCCCTTCTAGGGCTATAAAGAACGTCATTAACGACTAGAAAACCATCGCTAATCATTTTTGAAACGTGCTGTGCTTTGAATCCTTGAAATTCTGCAAAACTTTTTTGGTTTTTGTAATTTTGCTG